AACAGAACCAACACCCAACCATTCAACATCTACAAATAGGATTTGTGGATTATCTAAGTTCAATGTTAATAATGATGGTCCTGTACCATCTAGTTTATCTACATTCCAGTTTGCTTGTGCTACTTGTGTATCAACAACAGATCCTGTTACTTTTGATCTTTTGACAAAATATACTCCTGTTGCTCCTGATCTCTCTAAGAAAAATCCATTATCTGTTCCAAAATAACCAACTCGTTGTCTTAGATTTGCTTTTGCCGGATTCATAACAAAGGTCATAAGAGATTGAAGACTTTTTCCTGGTTGATAAGCAAACACTTTATTTGATTCTCTATAAACATAAGCACCAGAAGTTGTATCAACCGTACAATCTACTGATGCTGTATTAGCATTGAATGTGTGTGTTGCTGTGGCAGTATTTGCTGTTACTTTTTCTCCATTGTCACTGTATCTATGAAAAGAATCAAACAATGTGTAAGGTTGTGTTGTTCTTGCTCTACCAAAACCATCAACAGACATACCAGAAGGATTTGCTGCACCTACCAAATTTCCATATTGGTCAGCAAGCATAACTACTTCAAAAACAGTTTTTCCATCATTGAGATATTGGTGTGTATCTTTTCTAAATTGTGCCATTATTGCCCCGGTTTAAAATGATATCTTTTGAATGATACATCTGTTACATGTCCATGCTCGTCTTTCTGTGGTTGGGCATGATAGAATGTAACTGGTATCTTATGTTTATTTGCTATGTTTTTACAAGTATCAACCATACCAATATTATCATCAGCAAAAATTACTTTATTGAATGGTTTTCCTTCTGATTCTGCTTGTGTGAGAATATGAGACAATGCTTTTTCTTTTCTGGCATGTGGAGTTCCTTTAACTCCAGGAGCAACATCCCATTCTGGATTTCCTGTTCTAACAATATGTGTATATTGTTGAGTAGATGGAGAAACTTTGATTCCTGTTTTTTTATGAAATGCTGAAGAGATAATATCTTGTGGTGTTTTTCCTGGTGTTTTAGAAACCAAATCACTTCTTGCAGTCATAATAATAGACTTGACTTTTTCTGGTGCCATTGAAGATATTTTCTTCAATCCTCTTACTGCTTTTGGAAAAAACTCAAATCCTTCCATTCCTTCTGCTGCTTGATGTTCACTAAAATCCCATCTATTATTTTTATTGTATTCTGGTTTCTTACCAACAACAGTATTGAATTCTTGGTCAGTAAATCTAAAAGGAGAATGTGGAGATGAAGTTCTTTCTTGGTGTAATGAAGAATCAAGATGTTGGGAAGGAATCTCATTCATTACTTCAGAGTTGGTCATAACTCTATTTTCTGTTGGATGTTTTAATTGAACACGAGCATTTCCATGACCTAATGTCATGTCCATATCTTTGGCAATCAAAACTCTTTCGTCTAATTGAATGAATGATTTAAATGGTAACATTAGGTTTCTTTCTTTAATGTACTAAATGTGCTAGAGGTTTTAGTCCTCTTGATTCAAGATTTTGTGTTAAGTAATGTTTGACATTATAATTTAGAAAATTAGATGTTGTTCTTTCGTGTTTAGGGGACACGGATGCAATATGCAATTCTTCTCCATTATCATTCTTTGCAATTATTTTATGTGTTGTTCCTGACATCTCTGCTCTATAAGAGGTTGGTTTAAATTTTTGAGTGAAATGTTTCCAAATATCATCACTATCAAAAATTTTTGTGCCTTGTGTGCTATCTTGTATTTGCAATCTTCTTACATTTGAAGGAACTTTATCGGGAATATTCAATAACCCTTTAACAATGTTTTGTTTTTGTTCATGAGATTGAGAATTAAAATGATCTGCCATCATTTTACTAATAGGTGCTTTAGATTCTGGTCTTTCTAACGTCTGTGGTAATTGTTTTGGCAAACCATAAATTTCACTAGTGGATTTGGCATACCCATTAAATCCAGTTCCTCTTGGACCTAATTTAAAATCTAATAAATAATGTATTTGCTGCTTGCCCATACTAACAGAAAGTGCGATATCTTCCGCATGTCTTCCAGCACCTTCAATTCCGAGTTTTCTCCTTGCTGATCTTGCTGCACCTCTTCCAGAAGTATCGTAAGTTGATATGGAAGTTATTTTTGATGGATTAACACCAATAGTTCCAAGAGTGTTGTTTATAAAATGATTTATTCTTTGTGCTCTATTTACGTCCATCGGATGTTGTCCGAGGTCATCAGAAGATTGTCCCTTTTGTATCTTTGATATAACTAAAGGTTCAATTTCTCTTGCTGGTTTTATAAATGCTCTTCTTGATCTTGTTCTCTCTGATATAAATTGTTTGAATCTCATCATTCCTTAATCCAGTCCGGTGGTGTTCTGTTGGTCCATACATGCAAATGTGCTTTACCGTATTTATAATAATTCATATATGACTTCAGACTGTCACCTTTTACAATATACTGCTCATCCATTGCTGGTGTTGGTTCACTAAATTCACCAAACTTAATGCTCTTTGGTAGTTCAGATAACACCGTTTTCATAGCATCACATTTGTGAACTTTGCCGTATCTATGAGTATATTCATCCAGCAAAGCAACAAAATGCCAATACAACCACTGATAGTTGGCAGATGTTTCTCTACACCAAATAGCACTTGGGTGATTAATGTGCGTGGCAACATAGAGTTTTGTTTCTCTATCATCATTCAACACCCATCGTTTCATCTTTCTGCCGTTCTCGTTTGGAACAACAACCATTTTACCATCCAACACTCTATGTGCCGTAGATAGTAGTTGCGAGGTCTCCAAAATCATTTTTACTACATGACGATCAACCATCATTTGAGCAGCAACGATTGGATCGGTAGAAATATAAAATATGTTCACTTTCAATCTCCTTGTTGATATAGGATCATAACATAAAAATATAGGGAAGTAAAGTTGCCTCTACTTCCCTTATTGGCATTGCATTGCCCATTAAAAACAAAAATGTCGTGGACGAGAGGAACCCCACCTGTGGTCTCGTCACTTCCTTGCGTCTAAACTTAAATAAACACTTGCCTCTTATGGAAAACCATAAACACGACTCATTGTTCACTATTTATAATTTTTGGTTTTTTGAGAACAAACTCTGGTGTAAATCCATCAAATGCTCCACCTGAGTTCAAAAAACAACAATATTCAAATGCTTTCTTTTGTGAAGAAAATGCTTTGATATTATATCCAGTTTGCTTTTCAAGGACAACAAAATCATTCTTCATACGAGAAATATCGTAGTTCATCAGATGACTCCTCTATAATCTTCCCATGCTTCTTCTGACATCACAAGACCGATTTCTTTTTCAATATCTTTGATTTCTTTCATCAAAGACTCGCACATATAGTCTCTGATTTCAATATCATATTTTGTAGATTCTGTTACAAAAGCAAGAGCAGAATGTAGGTTCTGTAACCGAATTATTGTCGTGTTGATTGATCTAGCAAGTGATACCATTATACGAATCCTTTAAATTTGTCCTTGTTGAATTTCTTCTTAGGTTTCTTTCTTTCTTCTTCCTCCTCACTAAACTTACCATCATCAAATACAGGACCATCAAGCACATCATCCTGAGCAGCATTCTCTACATTGTATAACCTCATTTTTGATCTGTCAACACCTACCACAAACCTTTTATTGATATTCGGATCACCAAATCGGTTCTTTAATTGTTTGACCATGATCTGTCCAAGTTGATCAAGTTCTTCTGTAGCAATTAATGCAAGCATCAAATCCACTGTCATAGGCAATCCAATACTGTCAGATGTATTCTCAAGTCCCAAATCAGATGCATTAAAGGCACCACGATTTGCCTGCGTTGCTGTCCAAATAGGAACCTTAAACTCTACTGCCAATCCTCTTAGTTCTTCTGCTACTGCTTTTACATAAGAATATGTATTGACTTGTGACCCCATCTTTATTCGTGAAGATATGCATAGATTGAGATAATCAATATAAATTACATCAGGAACAAAGTTTTTCTTGATTTTCAACTCATTTAATAGATGTCTGAAATGAGCAGAACCAGCAGATGCTGTTGGATATTCCTTGATAATAAGTTTTCCTTTGGTCGTTTTCTTAATCTTCTCCATCTTCTTCTGATATTCCATCTTTGATAACAACATCAAATCTTGAATACCAACATCCAATAGATTTGCATCTATGCGTTGTGCGATTCTTTCTTCTGCCATTTCCAATGTGATATACAAAACATTCTTACCACACATCAGATTGTGTGATGCCATATGACACATTGCCAATGATTTACCACCTCCTGTTGTGGCAATCAAACAACATAGTGTTTTTTGTGGAACCCCACCACCAGTAATCTTATTAAGATATTCAATATCAAAATCTAACTTGATTTCCTTTTTGTGATATACATCATATCGGTCTGAAGCATCTTCAACAAAGTCGTGTCCAACATGAGAATCAAAAGATACCTGTAAAGCATCCTGCAATAGTTTTGGTATTGATCCCTTCTGAACCTTGGATGACTTATCCATAACCTTGATTGATTCTCTCAAAGCATTGAATAATGCCTTCTCTTGGCAAAACTCTTCTGTCTTGTCAATCAACCAATCAAGATTTGTGGTCTCATCAATCTGTAAATCTGTGATATATTGCCGCACTTCTTTGAATGATGATTCGTTGAGTGTGGTAATATTCTCAAGATCAATATACATTGTTTCCTTAGTTGGAAACTGATTATATTTTGTTACATATGTATGTATGATATCAAACACCGTTTTGTCTGTGTTTGATTGAAAGTATTCATTTTTGATGAATGGCAGAACTTTCCTGCCATATCTCTCGTTGTAAATCAGGTGTGATAAAATAGTTTTTTCCATAATGACCTTTAATCGTAATGATAATATCCGAGTTCTCGCATAAACTGAGAAGTAGATATTGATTGTAGATGTTTTATTCTTCGTTCAAAATACTCAATGAACTTTTGCTTTGCTTCATGTGGACTATACCCACACTTTGGTTCATTGTCTAATTTTGTTTTACATCCACAGTTCCATGGTTGTTTACATGAGGCAATGTCTAATTGAATCTCATCTTCCTTATAAAGGATTCCATACATTTCATCCATGGTTAGTCTCCTTTTGCCATAGAATACTTTTGATGGATGTATGTCTTAAACTTCTCATCTTGTAATAGAGTTTCCCAAAACTCATTATCATCTTCAATATCTGCCTTTCTTCTTTTCTTTTCCCCATCAGTGGAATACCATCCAGAAGACATTTCTTTGATAAAGTCTCCTGCCAAAGCAACATCAAACAATCCAGACCACTTTTCTATACCAGATTCAAGCATAACGGTAATCGGAATCTTGGATTTCTCTTTTACTGTTCTGGACTTCTCAATGTTGATAATAAAGTTAAATCCGGCAACTTCAGTTGTTCCCTTTTCTTTCTCTTGTTGTCTACCAATGATCCAAATATCGTTTGCTGAATAGTACGATCCCGTTCCACCACCAGGAATAGTCTTGGGAAACATTGTTCCGATTTCCTTATACACATGATTGATAACAACCATAGGAATATCCTTTAGTGTAAGATGTGGTGTGACCATACGAAACAAAGATTTGAACTGTTTGGCACGAGACATATCAGCAACACTTTTACCTTCCAAAGCATCTTCTACTTCTTTCTTGGAAGCAAGATTGCCGAGTGAATCCAGAATGATGAATACCTTTTCTCCACGAGTAATGTTGTTCAACTGGTTTACGATGTCATGCTTTAGTTCTTCAACATCTGTGATGGGAACATGAACAACACGATTTGTATCAATACCAAACTGTTTGAAATATTGTTGTGGCATACCAAACTCTGAATCATAAAACAGAATGATGCCTTCAGGATATTTTTGTTGAAAAGCATTGCCCAAAACTAGAGCAAATGAACTTTTGAAATGCTTGCTTTCTGCAGCAATAACAAGAAGTCCCGGTGATAGTCCTCCATCTACTTTGCCTGACAGAGCAACATTCAGCATTGGGACGGGGGTTTGAATAACATCCTTTTCGTTGAAAACTTCACTTTCAGTGAGAATGGAGGTTTTCTTTATTGTAGAATTGCTTATTAGTTTTTTCATCAATGACATGCATTATTCTCCTGTGTCAATGGATAATAGGATTATCATAATACGAATTATAATAGGAGTCAATAAAAAATCCCCATGGAAATGAATCCATGGGGATGAAAAATTAGAATTTGGCATTAGTCATATCTAATGCTTTTCTTCTTTTTCTAGGACGCTTAAGTATCGGAGTGCTGGTTGGTTTCTTATCACGACGCAAATTGTTGGGTTTAATACTTGCCAATTTTGCCGCTTTGTTAGGCATCGGTATAACACGGGATTGCCGATTAACCGGTGCCGAAACAATCTGATTGACAATATCTTGTCTCACAGGTTTTGTTTCTTGTTTCCTAATGCTTGCTGTGTGGTTTGATGCCAGCAACAGAGCAATTGCCAGTGGATCAAACACAAACACTAGGGTGAGGATAAGCATTTGAACCGCATGCTCAAGATTAGAAGCATTTGCTTCTCCATAATAGAGTTTAGCAAGATACTTCAACGGTCCTACTTCAACCTCATTCTTTTTTACTACATTATCTAATCTGGATTTCTCCGTTTCGAGTTCTGCAATAGCAGCAAAGATACTATCCTTGCTAGCAACCAATCCATCACGGGTCTTGCGTTGCTGTTGTGCAGCAGCAAGTGCCGATCTGGCATCCTTTGTTGCCTTACTCTTCTCGGTCATGGTAGATACAGCAGTATCTATCTGGGCAATTTGCTTGTCAAGGTCAGCAAGCTTCTGCCGTTCAACTTTGATTTTACTCTCTATTAACGGCAACCGAGAAGTTTCTCCGGTAGTCAGTTGTATTTGTTGTTCAATATGTGCTCTTGCGAAGAACCCATATATTCCAAGTGATGTAATAAACATCAATACAATTACAGCAGAAACCAGATAACCCTTGAGTTTTATTCCAAGTGTTTTCCAGTGTTGCTCCAGCCAAGCAGCAGTTACTACTTTGGCAACCTCAAGTAATGAAGCAACGATTATGACTGCTATAAAAGCACCAGAGAACATTGCTGCCAATCCGATCACAGAGATTGTACCAGCAGCAATAGATATTATAATCGCAACTATTCGTGCGATATGATTCAGAACCATAAGTCCTCCTTTTGGTCTGATTTCAGTATGAGTATACTAACATAATCAAAACCAAAAGTCAAGTCTTTTTTTTACTTATTATCTTGTATATACTTATCAATCTTTTGTATGAATGCTTTAATCTTTTCTACTCTATTAGGCCAATAGATATAAGTCTTACCTTCATCTTTCATCAGATTAATAAGCAAAGGCATAAATAGTGATTTTAAACCTTCCATCTTTTCTTGTGCAGATGATTGAACTTCTACTAACTGTTTTTCCAGTTGTCTTTCGTATTCTTTTAGTTCGTCTTCTGTGACAATGGTAAAACCAAAATCATCCTCTGTTTCTTTTTTCATCTTGTTTTAATTCCCAATCTTCTTTTGGCACGGTCTGCTTCATATTTTTTATCTCCACGTTCAGCATATTCTTGAACAGTATTATGTAATCCTTCCACATGTCCATGCGGTCTAAGAAATCCGGAATCTGCCAACAATATTCTTTCTCCGTACGGATGATTTATGCTCTTACCAGTATTGTCTTCGTTAAAATCTCCAGGGTGAAACCCCATTGCTACTGCAGAATTCCAGGGTCTTACGGTTGGATGATCGTTTGTTAAATTGTGTTCACCATATTCTTGGTGTTTTTGTATATTCATGCCAGAAGTCGGACTAGTAAGACCTCTTCTTGCATCATTGAACATACCATGCAAATAATTACCCATATCATCCATATGTATTCCAGTTATTTCTTGAAAATCTTCAGTTTTAATTGGTTTAACCCTTTCTGAGATTAAGTACAATCCTTCTGGATGTGCACGAAATACTGTTGGAATAATCCCATGAGGATTTGCTGAATATGTACCGTCTTCATGTTTAATATAAGTTCTCAAATGATCAAAGTGTGGATGTGCTTCATTAATGTTCTGCATCTGTCCCAACATCATTTCATGTGGTTCACGAACAGAATCATAACTTGTGTAATGTTTTAAAGCAATCTTATGAACAACTGGAACTACATGATCTTTTAATGTATATGCCGACCCATCTTTGTTGTAATGTCTTAATTTAATAGTTATATCTCCTGCCGCATGAGCAGCACGAGAAGATCCTTTTCCTAATAAAGGACCTAACTTTTCTCCTAGATGAGTTTTTAATCTTTCATAATATCCTTCTGGATCATATGCCTCAGAAATGATTTTCATCAACTCTTCAAACTCTTCCTCTGTAAGCAAAGGAAGGTCTCTGTAATATTCTCTAAATTCCTTGAAACTTTTCATTTGTTACCTTTATGCGAAAAATGAAGATATTGTGCTTTTCTTTTCTGTTTGCCATCCAATAGCATCAAGAATCGTCTTGATTGGTTCTAAGAATGCCTTATCAAACTGAAGATCGTAATCTATGTATTTATCTAACTCCAGTTGTTTGGGTAATACTGCAGGAACAGCAATCACATTTTCGTGTAATGGATTGGGCATCCTCAAATAACAGAACTTGACTTTCTCTTTATCAAATATCTCAGAAAACTTATCGGTTAGTTTTCTGTCTTTGATAATCTTATTGTAAAGCAATGCTCCACGAACATGAATAGGAGTTCCTTTTCTGTATATCATTTCTCTGTCAGAATACTTATCCATACCATTCACTCCTCTAGGAAAAGCAACATCTTCAAATGGAAGAGTTCTAAATGAATCTCTGAAGTCATTGATGAACCTAATGGCATCATCTTCTGTACCATTCAGAATAACCTGAATAGCATTCTTAATTGCTTCTCTGCAAGATGATGGGGTTGAAGAACGAACTGCTTCAATGCCCATCATCTTTAACTTTGGTTTGTCATACTGAATGCCTTCGTTGTTCCAAAGATTGGTAATATATCGTTTTTTGGCAATGAATATGCCACGATCAGATATGCCTTCTCTCTTCATAAACATTGCCTGTTTATAAGCACACATCTGTTCTGCTAGATCAGAATATATCTTATCCAGGAATGGTTGAATCTTCTTTTCACACAAAGAATCAATCGTTTTGATAATCTCCATCTTATCCGTTGTTCCAATCTTTGAAACAATCGGTCCAAAGTTCAGATAAACAGAATCTGTATCACTTGCGATACAATAATCAATATTATCTGTGTTCAATAGTTTGTTCAGGTAAGCATTCAAATGCTTCTCTGCCCAACGAATAGTCAATTGACCAGACATCGTAATCGATTCTGCATAATTGAAGTCAAACCACCTGAAATAAGTATTTGCTAAAGCACCATAAGCAGAATTGAGTTTGATCTTTGCTGCCATCTGTAGGTTTTCATACTTAGCAATCTCATTTTTTAGTTCTGGTTTCTTGGTCTTTTCGTATTCCTTCTTTAGATCAAGCATCTTATCTTTGTATTGCTTTCTCTTGTTAAACAAATCTTCCATCAATGCAGGAAGAAATCCTTGAAACTCTTTGGTGTAAAAACAAGAGTTGGCAGTGAAAGAAACATTCTTACCAAAACAATAGTTTCTGATATCATCTGGAACACCATTCAATAGATCTTCAGTAGAATAAACTCTATTGAGTTTTCCACGATAAGTGTCTGGTGAAATGTTATATCCCATAATCAAATGTGGATACAAACTCGTCAAATCAAACGATACAATCCAATCGTGCATTCCAGTCTGTGGATCTTTTACATACCCACCAACAGGAATACGATCTGCCTTATTGTCTTTCTTCTGAGGAACAACAATCTTTCTATCCAGCAAATAGTTATGAATGATTACATCCCATGTTCTAACGGTTGTTAGAGCATCGGTGAAATTAATCCCAGAATCATAAGCAAAGGTATAGACAAGATCGAGCAGTTTCATCTTATCATCCAGTTTCTTCACCAGAAGACAATCTCGGATATTATACTCCATAAACTTTTGATGATCATTACGATACAATCCAGCAAGAGATTCATATTCAGAATAGTCTAGTTTCTTCTCACCAAGTTCAACAAAACTAATATTATCCAACTTATATGATTCTTGCTGCGTGTATGTGAACTTTTTATACAACTGAAAGTAGTCTAATACATTCACCCCAACAGGAGTAAATGCTACTTGTTCTTTCCCGTGAGATACTACGGTCCTTTGATCTAGGATGCCCCATGGTGACAACTTGGATGCGAATTCTGGTCCTAACACCCTAGAAATACGATTAACGCAATATGGAATATCAAACAGTTCAACGTTCCATCCAGTAACAACATC